AAGCATTATCCCTTGAAATTAAAACAACTCTAAATTTAAAATATCTTGCTGTATATTCTCCAATAACAAATGTTCTAAATGCAGTAAATGTAGAATTGTCATCACTTGTTGCTATTTCAATATGTGCATTACAGTTGGCGGCTACATCGCCATCAAAATTTGAAGGAGCAGAGTCAAAATTGCCTGAACGATTATCAAATAAATCATCTGGGTTATCTGAGGTTTGAGTTAATGAAGCTGTAATTCTAGCTGTGTGTTTAGCTCCAATGTCTATTACATTTGCAA